AGGGCAGTCAATAATGTAAAGACAGCATTTGATCTTTGCCCTGCATCATCTTACATGGTTTTTGACAGTACATACAAGTACATGTATGATAAGTACAATGATGTATATCGCTATGTTCCAATGAACGGTGATACTGCTGGTCTTTGTGCAAATACAGATGCTGTTGCTGATCCTTGGTTCTCTCCTGCTGGTTATAATCGGGGTAATGTACGGGGTGCAATTAAATTGTCCCTAAATCCTAAAAAGGCAGATAGAGATATTCTTTATCAAGCACGGGTTAATCCTGTTGTCAACTTCCCAGGCCAAGGCGTGGTTCTTTTTGGTGATAAGACTTCTCTTGCAAAACCCAGCGCGTTTGATAGGATTAACGTGCGTAGGTTGTTCTTGGTTCTAGAAAAGGCAATCGCAACTGCTGCTAAGTTTATGCTCTTTGAGTTCAACGATGAATTTACAAGGGCTCAATTCCGTAATCTGGTAGAACCTTTCTTGAGAGATGTTCAAGGCCGACGCGGTATCTCTGACTTTAAGGTTGTATGTGACAGCACAAATAACACAGGTGAGGTTATTGATAGAAACGAGTTTATTGGAGACATCTACATTAAACCCGCTAGATCGATTAACTTCATTACACTAAACTTTGTAGCAGTGAGAACTGGTGTATCGTTTAGTGAGGTAGGAGGTTAATCATGGCTGCAATAGATGACTTTAAAGCTAACTTAATTGGTGGTGGCGCACGAGCAAATCAATATCGGGTAACGGTTACTTCGCCTCCGGGCATTGCAATCGGACTTGATGTTCGTAGAGCTTCTTTTCTTGTAACTGCATCAAATCTTCCTGCTCAAACTTTGGCAGAAATTGCAGTTCCTTTCCGTGGACGGCAAATTTATATTGCTGGAGATAGGAGTTTTGAGGAAACTTGGTCAACTACGTTTATGAATGATACAGATTTCATGATCCGTAATGCAATGGAACGATGGTCTAATGGTATTAATGATCTTGCTGAGGGTACAGGAGTTATTGCACCAGCTGATTATCAGACTGATCTAACTGTAGAACATTTGGATCGTGATGATACAATTCTAAAGAGTTATATCTTTAGAAGTGCTTGGCCTACAACAATTAGTGCAATTGAACTTACTAATGAAGCTTCTGATGCTATTGAAACTTTTGAAGTAACTTGGAGATATCAACACTTTGAAGCTTCTGGGGTTAACTTCTAATTTGAACCTACTAAATAGTATAACACAGTAGGAGTTATTATGGCCGAACTTTTTGGATTCAGTATACAACGATCAGCTAAGGATTCGGGTGGGGAAAATACATTCTCCACCCCAAGTCCTGATGACGGCACCATTGATGTTGCTGGTGGTGGTTTTTTTGGACAAGTCCTAGACACAGATGGTAGAGAACGAACCGATTTAGATTTAATTCGGAGATATCGTGATATTGCTCAACAGGCAGAGTGTGATACAGCCGTTGAAGATATCGTAAATGAAGGTATTGTTGCTAATCAAAATGATCAAGCAGTCGCAATATCTTTAGATCGTCTACCTTATCCAGATACAATTAAAAGAAAAATTAGAGTAGAATTTGATGAAGTTTTACGTCTTTTAAACTTTGAGCAAAAAGGCCATGATGTTTTTCGGCGGTGGTATGTAGATGGTAGAATCTATTATCATAAAATTATTGATTCTAAAAATCCAAGAAAAGGAATTACAGAATTAAGATATATTGATTCGATGAAAATCAAAAAGGTCAGAGAAGTTAAGAAAGGTGTTGATTCTAAAACTGGAATCGCAATGACTGAAAGAGTTGAGGAGTATTTTATATATAATGAAAAAGGAGTATCTCCGTCTTCTATGGGTATGGTTGGCCAAGGTCTAAAGATATCTAAAGATTCTATTACCTATGTTCCTTCTGGTTTGATTGATGGTAATAGTGGTCGGGTACTTTCTTATCTACATAAAGCAATCAAGCCTGTCAATCAATTGCGTATGATTGAAGATGCGCTTGTTATCTATCGTATTTCAAGAGCTCCAGAGCGGCGCATCTTTTATATTGATGTAGGTAATCTTCCAAAGATTAAAGCAGAGCAATATCTCAAAGATGTAATGAATCGTTATCGCAATAAACTTGTGTATGATGCAAATACTGGTGAAATTCGGGATGACCGAAATCATATGAGTATGCTAGAAGATTTTTGGCTCCCACGAAGAGAAGGTGGTAGAGGTACAGAAATTACTACTTTGCCAGGCGGTTCTAATCTTGGAGAGATTGATGACATTCAATATTTCCGTACAAAATTGTATCGTTCATTGAATGTCCCAAGTTCTCGTATGGAAGCTGAAGGTGGTTTTAGTATTGGTCGTTCAACAGAAATAACAAGGGATGAATTAAAGTTTACAAAGTTTGTACAACGAATTCGTAAGAAATTTTCTCCACTGTTCACGGACATTCTTAAAACACAACTCTTACTAAAAGGTATTATTGCTCCAGAAGATTGGCCTGAAATACAAGAACATATTCAATATGATTATCTTGCAGATGGTCATTTTGCAGAACTTAAAGATGCAGAACTTTTGGAGAATAGACTTAATCAATTGCAGACAGTTGAAGCTTATATTGGAACATTCTTTAGTAAAGAATATGTGCTGAAGAAAGTATTACGCATGACTGATGCAGAAATTCAAGAGATGCGTGACCAAATTAAGAAAGAAGTTGAAAAAGACCCAATGGATGGTGGAATTGTTGTTCCAGATGGAGGAGATGGTATTCAAAGATACCCATCTGATTCAGAAGGCAATCCTGTTGATCCTTATATGGACCCTACTGATCGTGTCAATAAGGAATTGGGTTTAGAAGATGATAAAGATGAAAAAGATAATGCGAAGAAAGGAAATAAACAATGAGTAGAGAATTTGTAGATTCGATTATATCAGGAAGTAACATAGAAGCAGAAGCTGCTTTTAAAAGTTCTATTTCTACAAAAGTTGGCGATGCTCTTGAAGTTAAAAGAAAAGATTATTCAAAAACTTTTGTAAATAATGTTAGTCCAGAGGAAACTGATGCTGACACTTGAAGAAGTATATAGTTCAACCGTTATTGAAAAGGATGAACATAGAAAATCTCGGCAGTATAAGAAATTGTCTCCGAAGATGAAGGACGCTGTTGACCAAATTTTCAACATTATGGATTCTAAACCTTCAGATTTCCTAAATACTTTTGAGAAAACTATAAAAGATGTTTCAAAAAAATTTAAGGTGGCGGAAAAAGACCTGATGAATTATTTTGAAAAAGAAATGTTATCAATTTAGGAGTGGATAATGGCCATTGCAACACAGACAATAGTTGATTCGGACTTTGAAATTATCACAAAGCATACGATTACAGGAACAAACGCAACCGCATTAAAGGTAGTAGATGTTTCTGAAATTGCTGGTGCGGCTACCGATCCTAGAGTATCAATCGTTGCTTGTCAGTGGACTGTTAGTTCAGTAACAGAGATTGAATGGGACGCTACATCAAATGTAACTGCACTTACACTAAATGGTAATGGTACATACAATGGTGGTGGCCAGTCTTTACCCTCACTTCCAAATAACGCTGGTAGTGGTGTTACTGGTGACATCTATATTGAAAATGACGGCGCTTGCACAGGTACTATTATTATAAAAATGAAAAAAGTATCTGGTTTCGATAATATCAGTTAGGAAAAATGATATGAACACCGTAAAATTATTTTCAGAAGCTGTAGAAGAAGTACAGTACATCACCGAAGCTAAAGAGGGTGGTGGTAAAAACTATAAAATTAAGGGTATTTTTCTGCAAGCAGATATTAAAAACCGCAATGGCCGGGTATATCCTATGGAAGTTCTTCAAAAAGAAGTTTCCAGATACAATAAGAAATTTATCAAAGAAAATCGTGCTTATGGAGAGTTAGGCCATCCTGATGGCCCAACCGTTAACCTTGAGAGAGTATCTCATATGGTTACAGAATTATATCCAGACGGTAAGAATTTTATTGGTGAAGCAAAAATTATGGGAACACCTATGGGTGAGATCGTTAAAAATATCATTGATGAAGGTGGCAAATTGGGTGTTTCTTCTAGAGGCATGGGTAGTTTGAACCAAAAAAATGGTGCTAATTATGTGAGAGATGATTTTTATCTCGCAACCGCTGCTGATATTGTTGCAGACCCTTCTGCACCAAATGCTTTCGTAGAAGGTATTATGGAAGGTAAAGAATGGGTTTGGGACAATGGAGCGTTAGTAGAAGCGGAACTTGTTGAGTTAAGGCAGAAGTTTGATGTTAAAAAGCGTCAAAGGAATGCAAAAATTGAGGCTTTGGAATTTGCTAAATTCCTCAAGAAATTATAATTTATAAATATAATAACACAAGGTAAGGAGACAAACCTATGTCCGATTTAGAACAAACAATTGAAGAACTTGAGGCAGAGGTTCTTGCAGAACTTGAAGAAGCCTCAGAGAAACCTTTAGGCAAGGCCGCAGACCTTGGCTTGGGTTCAGATAATGCTGGAGATAGTGTCTCCAATGCCAAAGACCCAAAACCTGGCGTGGCTGGGGTTGATAAGGCTGAAAAAGTTGAAGGCGAGAAAGCAAAAGACGGGGGTGCTGCTGTAGTAGACCCTGATGCAAAGTCTTCACCAACAGATGTTGCTACAAAATCTGCAAAACAAATTAGTGGCGATGCTCAACAGAAGAGTGCTGGTAAATCAGATACTCCTCAGAAACTTGCTGCGGGCGATGAAATCGACCATGACGGCGAGGAGCTAAAGGAGAATAAAAAAATGACTAAAGCTCAGGCTCTAGAGCAGATTGGCAAAATGAAGAAGGCAGACATTGAAGAGATGTTGGCCACTCATTCTTCTAAACTTGCTGAAGCTGATAATGCTG